CTCGATGGTCGGTGAAAATGGGATCGAGCCCGGCAAGACCTACCGGCTGACCGTGGTGGGTGAATTTGAGGATGTCTCCCAATGACCCCCACCGCCGCAATCATCCCCGCAGAGACCGTGATCCTGATTGCTGAGGCGCTGTTAGATGCAGAGCGGGAGCTTGAGTGGGAGGTCCAGGATACATGGCACATGGACATAAACGTGTCCAAGAGCCTCCGCGAAGCCCTCGCCAAGGTCCGCGCCGCCAAGGTCGCCCTTCAAGCCATCACGGACGGGCAGTGACATGCGCTCGCTCATCACCCCCGATCTGAAGATCGACGCCCGCGCTGTGGGCCTCGACGCCATCGAACAGGCCCGCGCTGACCAGCGGTCCGAGGCCAAGCGGTTCTCCCCCGCCATGCGCACGCCCTATCTCCGGCTCCTGCGGATGGCTCTGGACTACAAGCGCAAGGTCGCGGCAAACGAGCTTTATCAGGCGTTCGTCATGCGCCGTCGCCAGCAGATCGGCGCCACTGCGGCGCGGATTGAAGACCTGACCGCTGAAATCAAGCGGCTGGAAGACCCCAGCCTGCGGCCGAACCGGTATTACGCCGTCGGCGGCACTGACCTTTTGAATGAAGACCTTGGACGGATGCGCGGTCAACTGGCGCGGCTCCAGGGCGAGAAGGAGGCCGCGTGATGGCTACATGGATTAATGACGCCAACGGCAACAAATGCAGCGTTGAGTATTATGGCACGCGAGAGTCCGCTCAGTCGGCGCTTGATAGCCTCAAAAACTGCACCAACTGCACCAACTGCTCGGGCTGCTTTCGCTGCTCGGGCTGCTCGGACTGCTCGGGCTGCTTTCGCTGCTCGTACTGCTCGGAGGAGAGGAGCGCTAAGGATTTAAAAGGCACTCCCGAAGAAGAGTCGATGACATTCGGCAGCGCCCCGACCGTGCCAGTCATAGACGGCATTCATGCTCTGGTTTTGGCTGCGGCATCGGCACCAAAAGCGCTTGATATGAGCGACTGGCACACCTGCAATACCACGCATTGCCGGGCTGGATGGGTTGTCCATCTAGCGGGAGATGCCGGCTATGCGCTTGAGCGCTTTCACAATACCGCCCTGGCTGCGCAGCTTATCTACAAGGCAAGCAACCCTGATCTGCCCGTGCCGCCAACTCGGTTTTACGAAAGCAATGATGAGGCGCTAGCCGATATGCGGCGCCTTGCCGACCTTGAGGCCGCACAAAAGACCGGGGCCGCGTGATGGACAACGCCACCAAGGACACGCTCCAGGCCCTAAGCGCATTCGTGCGCCATTGGCGCCAAGACGTTGCGTCCGGCCTAAAGCCGACGCTTGAAACGCTCGACTACGCCGAAAAGATGATTTCGGCCGCTCTAAAAAAGGAGCCAAAGAAATGACAACCCTGCAATGGGTCATAACGGTCTTTTCCGTCTGGTCGCTCCTGTGCGTACTTGTCGCTTTTTGGCTCTATTACTGCGGGAGCACCAAGAAATGAAACCGGCATACATCTATTTAGCGGGCTTCCTGCTGATGGCTTCTGTCTTCATTCTGGCCGCCATCCTCTATGAATGGGCTGTGCCGGACTACGACAAACCGCCGCGCATTCATGGAGAGGTTCGCTATGGATAGCGCCACCCTCTTACAGATCGAGCGCGACACCGCAGCCGAGAGCGCAGAGGCGATCCTCCGCACGCTGCTGACAACCCTCAAGATCACGGGAGCCCACCATGGGTGAACTCGCCACCAATCTGGAACACATGCCGCCCGCACCTGCACAGGTTTCTGAGACGGCAGCGATCTTTTCCATGATCGAACGTGCCGCCCGCGATCCGGCCGTGGACATCGACAAGCTCGAACGCCTCATGCAGATGAGCGAGCGCGTCACGGCCCGCAATGCCAAGTCCGCATATTTCTCCGCTCTGTCGGAGATGCAAGAGCACCTTCCGGTCATTGGCGAGCGCGGCGAAATCAAAATCGGCAGCGGCAAGCCGCAGACCTATGCGCTGTGGGAAGACATCAACGAGGCGATCAAGCCGGCCCTGTCCAGCTATGGGTTTGCGCTCTCCTTCCGCACCGGACGCGAGGCCGACCGCATCGTCGTCACCGGCATCCTGAGCCATCGGGAAGGCCACACGGAAGAAACCACCATGCACCTGCCGCTGGACGCGAGCGGGAGCAAGAACGCCGTGCAGGCTGTCGGCAGCTCCACCAGCTACGGCAAGCGGTACACGGCCGGCGCGCTCCTGAACCTCACCAGCCGGGCGCGGGAAGACCGTGACGACGATGGTGCTGCTTCTGGACGGGGCGAAACCATCACCGAAGATCAGGCGATGGAGCTTCGCGAACTTGCGGAAAGCGTCGGCGCGAATATCGAGAAGTTTGCCGCATTCCTCAAGGTGCCATCCATCGCCGACCTTCCCTCCACCCGCTTTGGCGCCGCCATGCAGGCCCTTCGCCTAAAGGGAGAGCGCAAGTGACCGAGATCATCCAGGGTAGCCCCGAATGGCACCAAGCCCGCCTAGGCCGGGTGACGGCCTCCCGCGTGGCGGATGTCATGGCCCGCACCAAAAGCGGCTATAGCGCCTCCCGCGCCGGCTATATGGCCGAACTGATCGCGGAGCGCCTGACACAGACGGCGGCATCGTCTTTCACGACTGCGGCAATGCAGTGGGGTACCGAGCACGAACCGGAGGCGCGCGCCGCCTACGAATTCATGGCAGGCTGCGAAGTGGTCGAGGTGGGCTTTGTTGAGCACCCGACCGTCGCCATGACCGGCGCCAGCCCGGACGGCCTTGTGGGCGAAGATGGTCTCGTCGAGATCAAGTGTCCGAACACGGCCACGCATCTGGATACGCTTCTCTCGCAGACCATCCCCGGAAAATATCAAACGCAAATGCTGTGGCAGATGGCGTGCACCGGGCGCCAGTGGTGCGATTTCGCATCCTACGATCCGCGCATGCCTGAGCACATGCGCCTGTTCATCGCGCGCCTACACCGCGACGACGCGCGCATTTCCGAGATGGAGCGCGAGGTGTCTACCTTCCTTGCGGAGATGGACGCCAAGCTTTCCAGCCTGAATGCGATCTACGGCGCCAGTGACGCGAGTGCAGCATGATCGGAACCATCATCATCGCTGTGACGGGCTATGGCGTCGTCATCCTCCTGCTGCTGGCTGTTGTCAGCCATTTCCAAGACGTCAGGCGCGAACCAGCGGGCTCCCTTAAGGAGCACCGGGCCACCGGTGGGGTTTTGTTTTGTCTTGGCTTGGCGGTTCTTATTGCCGTCATCACCCGTTGGCCGGCGGGAGTTTGACCATGAATGCCCCCATCATTTTCAAATGGGACGGCGACGCCATGGTGCCGGTCAACCGCCGCTTTGCCAAGGCGTGCGACGAGCGCTTCGTGATTGGCGGGGAATACCCTCTTGAGGCGTATGAGCACCGCTCAAGCGCGAGCCACCGGCACTATTTCGCGGCGATCTATGAGGCGTGGTCTAGCATGCCGGAAGGGATGGCGGATCGTTTTCCCAGCCCCGAACACCTTCGCAAGTTCGCCTTGATCCGGTGCGGATACCGGGACGAACGCACCATTGTCGCGGCCTCAAAAGCCGAGGCGCTGCGGCTGGCGTCCTTCATCCGGCCGATGGACGACTTTGCCATTGTCACCACCGACGGCGCCACAGTGACTGTTTGGACGGCGAAAAGCCAGAACCTTCGGTCAATGGACAAGGCCACATTCTACAAGAGCAAAGAGGCAGTCCTTTGCTACCTTGGCTCGCTGCTGAGCGTGCCTGCATCTGAGATCGAGAAAGCCGGAGAAGCAGCATGAACCCCACCGAAATCAGAAAAGCCGTCGCTGAAGCCAAGATGTTTATCAAGCGGGCGAACGATGCGCTGGCTGGCGTCCGTATGATCGGGGAATTCGAATATCTCGACGGCGGAAAGGACTCTGGTGCGCTTCGCCGCTCCTCCATGGAGCTGACGCGCTCTCTTGCCAATATGAGGCGGGCGCAATGACCGCCCGCACCCTCCCCGAGTGGATCGGCGCCACCCCCGACACCGCCATCCCTCCCCGCGTCAGAATACGGGTATGGGACCGCGCGAACGGTCACTGCACCATCTGCACCCGCAAGATCCTGGCTGGTGAGGCTTGGCAGGCTGACCACACCGTCGCGCTAATCAACGGCGGGGCGAACAGAGAAAACAACCTGCGCCTCGTCTGCGGCTTTTGCCACAAGGACAAGACAGCCGAAGACGTTGCGGAGAAGGCCAAGACGGCCCGCGTCCGCAAGCGCCACCTCGGGATCAAGGCGCCGTCGAGGTTTGCTTGCAGCCGGGACAGCGGGTTTCGGAAGAAGATCAACGGAACAGTGGAGCCTCGGAAGCCATGATGGACCTAGAGCATGCAAGCGTCCTGCCGGGCCGCCCGCGATGAACGCCTCCTACGCCAAGGGCACGGTCGTCCCCGTCGAACGGACACGAATCGAAATTGAGGAGACTCTACGCCGGTTCGGCGCCGACGCTTTCTCGTCGGGCTATGAGGGCGTGCGGTCCTTTATCAACTTCCGGGCACAGGGGCGAATGGTCCGGCTGGTGCTGGATCTGCCGTCCCGGGAAGCCCGCGAGTTCACTGTCAGCCCCGCCGGCCGCCTGCGCAGCGCCGAAAGCGCGAGGGCCGCATACGAGGCCGAATGCCGGCGTCGGTGGCGCGCCCTGGCACTATTGGTGAAGGCGAAGCTCGCCGGCATCGCAGACGGGATATCCACGTTCGACGCCGAATGGCTCCCGCACATCATCACGGCTGACGGGCGCACCGTTGGCGAGGTCATCGCACCGCAGCTCGGGCGGGGCGAGCCCTTGCGGCTTATCGCCCCCGCGACCCAGGAAGGAAGCAGGCCATGACGACTGACAAGCCCCGCCCTGTCCCGTTCTCCGAGCGGGCCGCGAAAGAGCACCTGTATGGGTGCCATGTGGACATGAGCTTAGGGGCGCCAAGTCCGTACACGTATTGCGTCTTCGACACAGGCAACCATTCGGACTGCACACTATCCGAAACCCGCCGCACCAAATGGACGTGCCCCTTTTGGCACCTCCGCTCCGATGCAGAAAGGATATAGCCATGACGGAAAATTATGCTGCCTTCCATGTTCCGACGCTTCGCGAGCGGATGTGGCGGAAACTCGGCTTCCGATATCACCTAGGTGATGAACCGGAGGGCGTTGAGGCGCTTGAAGGCTGGATGCGCACCGATATCCGCTTGGATTTCAGTCTTTCCGATCGCTTCCGGCTACTGTTGAGCGGGCGGCTGTTTGTCGCCTCGATCGTCCACACCGATACCCCATCGGCCTCTATCTGCAAGAGCCGTCTTGACTGGCAAATTTATGCGCCGGGAGAGCGCCTCCGATCCGATGCTGGGAGGACGTGAGATGACGGCTGATGCAGAGCGTGAAGCGTTCGAAGCGTGGGTGCGTGGGTGGGTAAACGAATACCCGTCCACCAGAGGCCCGTTGATTTGGGATGCCTGGCGTGCCCGCGCCGCGCTCCCGGCCCCCAAACCTGATGCTGTGGTGGATGATCTGGTGAAGCGGCTGAGTGTGGAGCCCTGGCAGATGGGCAGCAATGACGATGATAGGCGCACGCGCGTCATCGAAGAGCGCGAGGAGTCCCTAGCCCGCATCACGGCAGACGCGGCAGTGATTGCGGCCAAGAATGCGGAGATCGAGCGGCTCAAGCAAGAGTGCGACGAAGCTACAAACTGGTCTCATGTTGTCGATCGACACGGCGTCGATGGGTTTGACGCCCTAGCCGAGACTTGGCTTGCGATGGAACCCATAGCGCGCATGAATAACGCTGTGACTTCTGTTTTTCAAAAGTGGGCGAACGACGAACTGATGACCCGGTTCAAAGCCCACATTGTTACCGTGATGCACACCTCGTTTGTTGAGGGCGCGCTTGTCGGCGTGCGAGCCGAAATGGTCAAGTCAGCCGCAGCCGCCGCCCGCACCGCTGAACTGCAAGCCGAGGTGGATAGGCTGCGGGATTACATCACCTATGCGGACGCCACTGCCGCTATGGATGGTGAGAGCATCTACATTGCCAGCAAATCGGAACACGGCAAGCGCTGGCGCGATCTGCGAGCAGCGGGCGTTCCCATTATTTCGACATGGATCGATGAGAGCGAAGTGGGCGCGACCAGCGATTGGCGCAGCCTTTGGACTCGATGCACGATTGAGGCTGCGCAATGCCGCGCGTTGATCGTCTACCGTGAGCCCGGGGAAACCCTCAAGGGCGCGTGGGTAGAAGTCGGCGCGGCTCTTGCTGCGGGACGCCCCGTTTATGCGGTCGGTATCGAAGATTTTAGCGTCCGCCACCATCCCGGCATTACCATTTGCTGTGACATGGACGCCGCTCTTTCCTCCGCTCTCAACACAGGAGGGAGCGATGCAGGGTGACGAGATCACGCGGCTGATTGCCGAGGTGGAGCGGCTGCGGGAGGCGCTAGAGCCGTTCGCGGCCGACAAACTGCCCACCAGCCAGCGCATCGAACTTGGCTACGACAACAATGGCCTGAGGCGCGTCATTAGCCCTCTGGAAGTGGCCCGTATGCGTGCCCGCGCCGCCCTCTCCACCCCATCTAAGGAGGACTGAAGGATGGAACCGAAGAAACTCACCCCGGGATATTATTGGGCACAGTGGCGCATCGCTGCCGACGGAACGCACGAGGGCGATGATCTGACCCCCTCGTTTACGTGGGTGATCGTGCAGGTCAACGACAACAACGGTGAGCCCGGCAGCGCGGAAGAATTTTCAGTTGCTGTCCCCGGCGTGCGTGAGACCCAGTGGCCTGACTGTTTCATATGGGGGCGCCGCGTCTCGGGCCTCGAGCCCGCTCTCGCACAGAGCAAGGGAGGCGAGGATGGAAAGTGAGCACATAGAAACCCGGTCGCAAGAGTTCGCGCGTCTGGTCAATGAATGTGAGGCCACCATAGGCCATAAGCGCGAGGAAGTGCTGGGCCTCATTGCTGATTTCTCGGTCGAGAACGCGAAGTTCATTCGGGATGCGCTTTTGGACTATGTCGCACCTACGCCGGATCCTGCGCCGTGCCTGGAGGCGATCGCGGCCGCCATCCGCACCCGCCGTCGCGAGCTAATCGCGCAGCCTCTGGACCGGATCTATGGAGAGTTGGCGCTTGCTGCGCTCAAGGCGATGCAGGGAGGCGACGATGGCAAATGAACTGAAGCCGTTCAGCGTCAAGCCGCTGGTGTGGCGTCACAGCATCATTGGAGAGTTCACTCCACTAGAGCTAAACGCTTGGTCATCAGATTCCGCGTTCCAGTCAGAGGCTTACCGGATCGTTGAGAGCCCCTCTGGAAGGTATGATCTGCATCGCGGGGCATATGCCATCTGCGAAAACCTTGATGCCGCCAAAGCCGCCGCCCAGGCCGACTACGAGCGCCGCATTCTAAGCGCCATAGAGCCGGCGCCGGCCCCAATTCCTACTATTCCTGGCCACTATGGCTCCTATACGCCCGTCACCCTATCGGGCCACACGGCGCCGATGAATGAGGCGGACCTTGCCGCAGCCGTGTGCGAGGTCAACGAACGCAATTCGCGGGCGATACACAAGGCACAAGAGGTGCAAGAGATCGGCGATCCGGAAGAACCGCCGCCCGCCTACGACGACGGCTGGCACCCGATAGAGACGGCGCCGAAGGATGGGACGCGAATTCTGGCCGTCGAGTCCTTCCAACGAGAAGACGAAGATGGGCGCCTTTACCCTGAAGATGCCGCCGTGGTCCGCTGGGTGACATCGCGGCATGATGGGCATAGCGGGTGGTCAGGATATGGGCTGTTTCTCGCAAGCTTCGAGCCCACCCACTGGCGCCCTCTCCATGCGCCGCCGAAGGGAGAGGCGCCATGACGTTCAATCTCACAAAAGCAATCGTCACCGCCACAGAGGCGCACGCAGGGCAGGTGGATAAGCGCGGCGAGCCCTATATCCTGCACCCGCTCCGCGTCATGCTCGCCATGGACACAGACGAAGAGCGCATCGTCGCGGTGCTGCATGACGTGCTGGAAGACACCAGCGTCCGAGCGAACGACCTGCGGCGGGATAGGATGCCGGAATACTCGGTGCTAGCCCTTGCCGCGCTCAGCCGCAGGGAAGATGAGCCGTATCTGGAATCGTACATCAAGCGCGTCGGAAAGCACCCGCTGGCGCGCAAGGTAAAGATCGCGGACCTTCGCGACAACATTTCGCCCGAGCGCAACCCTGATGGGCGGTTTGATGGGCTGATCGTCACTCGATACCTGCCCGCGCTGGAATACCTTTTAAGCCAGGAGCCGAGCCATGAACAGCCTCAGATTGCGCGCCTTCTACCTGG